ATCGGCGTGGTAAAGCGCATCTACAGCGTGAGAATCAAGGGCCAATAGGAGTGAACATGACTACAGAAGAATTGAAGGTGCGGTACCCACACCTGTTCCAGACGTTGGAAATTGTTTCCACTGACAACGGCATGCCGTTCCATGAAGAGATCACGTTGCCGCCGTTTCTGGTGCCAAGTCTGGCATTGGCGGAAAATCAGGCCAGCCAACTGTCTGATGACGAGAAGGAAGTCATTGCTACGGGCGACGATGCAGCCCGTGAGGACCTGGTCGATCGTACTGGCTTCGTAGTGCTGGATGACTTCCTTACAGAGGCCTTCGAGGGTATACTCAGCGAGACATTCTGGCGGCCCTAGTCTTGAAGCAAGCGCACGTTCGTATGTGCTATACTGCCTTATGGCAAAAAGGGCACCAGGCTATGAAAATTGGGCAGAGCAAATGAAAGCACGGCGGCACATCAAGGGTGAAGGTACCTTTGTGGGCGAAGTAACCCCCATTACTCTGACTAACGGGGAAACGACAGAGATGGGCACCTACGAGGTAATGCCCCCAGAGAGTCGTATGCTTACTATCAGTATCCCCATTGGCGATGCTAATATCACACAGGTTACTGATAGATGGGGCAACGTTATCCAGAAGCCAGAGTTTACTGAGGCACAATGGCAGGCTATCGAAACGTGCGCGTTGCTCAATATCCATTATCAGATTGAGCATTGGGTATCTGAACTAATTTCCCCAGAGCTAGACTTCTGGGAGCCAAGTGAGAGTGAGTTTCCCAACCCCGAGGAAGAAGGCATTAGCAAAGAAGAAGAGGAAGCACGGTACGAAGCACAGTTCGACGGCATGGGTGCCGTGTGCGAAGTGCTAGAGAAGATTACAGCGCATTTTGGTGGGGGAGAGCATGAGTCTTACAGCGGCTAAGCGCGAGATTACTTTTACTGTCAAGTACGAGCTTGAGAGTGAGGAAGAGTTTACACCAGAGCAGGTGCGCTTCATCGAGGCGCGTGCTTTGGAGCAGTTGCGGGAGTTTGTTGGTGCGCAGCACGAGTTCTTCCATGATAACTTTGTAATGGATATTGACTTCGACGCACCAGTGCCATTGTTTCCCGAGGACGATTACAATGGTGATAACCATGCGTTCTTGCTGCGCGGTGCGGGTGCAATGTCAGATATCATCGAGGGGTTTGTTAGCGAGCTGGAGGACCAGATTAACAAGCGTGATGGTGAGCTACCATGACATTCAGTGATCCCAAGGTACCCCGTAGGTGGGCTACAATTGCTGAGCTACCGACTGATTATGAGTCTGTAAAGGTTATCCATTGGGTGGCTGACAGGTACCCTGAGCCCAATACGGGTTACTACTATCAGTTTACAGATGGTAGTATGTGTATCTTGTATGTACGACATACAGAAAAGTTTACTTGGACTGATGAGGTGCTTGTTGGTGGATGAGTTTCCGCCAGGGCTGTGTGTTGACTGCGGTATTAATCTACCTGAAAGCATGGTGAGATGCAGTGAGTGTACGGAAGCCTGGTCCTCGTTTAGTGCGTACCTGGGACGAGGACGGCACGTTGCTGTACAGCCAGGGATTCAAGAACTTCAAGACCAGGGTACCGTGCAACTGGTGCTCCCTGAAGAGACCAATGATGCATAGGTATGCATTAGCTAAGAAGGGCGAGACGCCCACATTCTCAGAACAGGTGTTCTGTAGCGCGGCGTGCCACCGCAAACGTCAGGAAAGCCCCAATGCTGTGACTCCCCAGGGGCTTGCATAGGGAATGTCCAGGCTGCTACACTGTACCAGGCGCAGCTATAGGGCAAGATAGCGGCCTGGAGATGACAGTGCGTGGCAGAACGCCTGTACAAGAATCTACCGTACATGGTAGAAGGCATGTATGTTGTCGGTGTAAAGCCCAGGTCTTTGGGCGAAGGAGTGGTGCCGCTGGTCTACAGTGTAGACTATGCAAAAATCTACCAATGGTGGCTAGACCATGACGGGTCTAACGCAATATATCAGTGGGCCAGAGGTGCGCTCAGGTGTGTTGGCAAGTATCACCGGAGCAAGTACGGTATCGTGTACCATGCACCAGTCCCACCAGCGCATATGGATACGGCTTAGGGTGGACATCCCTGCCAGGATGCCTAAGCTATGTACTTTCCACCCAAGGGCTGCCGTCGAGCTTCACTCCCTCCGGCAGCCTACGGCCAGGAGTGTGTTTATTTGTGGACATCCCGCTAGGAACGGGGTGACGGGCCGCATATGCGAAAGCTTTCCTAGAGGCAAGTAGCGCGGTCTAAGGGTCTTGCGGGGGCGGAACACTGAGACCTGAAATATGGTGTGGTGCCGCAACTCTCATGGGGCGTTCTGTCATAAGTCAATGGGTCTAATCCTCCTCGTTGGCGTGCGGTGGCAGAACGCCCCACCCTCATGGGGTGTCTTGTCATGGTTGCAGCGGTATCCTCCGTCTGTGGCGCGCGCGGTGACAAGACACCCCACCTTTTTGTGGTGATTAATGGTATCTGAGCAGATGTTGTGGGCGCTAGGGTACAGGGGTGGTACTATCGCGCTTGGAGAACATTGGTCTAGCAATAGACACATTGCATTGTCTAACACCCAGACGCTGTGTGGTAAGAAGATGGTGCTTGCTCGCCTTGTATATGGCAAGGACGGTAAGTTCATTGGATACCAGTCTGATTCGTTTGAGCATGCTTACGGATTTTACGGCTCGCAGCGTTGCAAAGAATGCCTGAGAAGGTACTTGCGTCACAGGCTCAGTCCCTTAGGGAAAAAGCAAGTGAGGCTATACAACGCCAAGATCGCGTTGCGATTGCCCATACGCTTTCCCAGGGGGTAAAATGTGCCTAGCGGCCAAGTAGGGGCCGCTATATTGAAGAGAAAGGAGGAGAAGCACATGAAAGGCCTGCGTATTCTGGTAGTTGCAGGGACAATTGCTGTCATGGCTATGGTTCCGGCCGCAGCCTCAGCGTCATCCTGCACCAGTCAACCTTTGGGTAGCAATGGACGTAGCTCTAGTATCAGCTGTGACAATGGTGTCACTGGCACCACGTACTGCTATGGTTCAAACAATCGCTTCTGCGATACTACCTATAGCACGGGCGTCACAGGTAGCACTGTCTGGTCTTCGAATGGCCGTTACGGTGACACGACGTATTCTAACGGCGCGTCGTCTACAACGTATTGCTACGGAACTAACAATCGCTACTGCAACACCACGGGTAACTGATTAGTGGCGGGCGAAAGCCCGCCTTTCCAGGGAGTGAAGAATGATTGTTGTGCTCGTCCACAGGCCAGAAGGGGTGGAACCACGCCTTCACTACCAACCGCGTCCATTTGATGGCATTGAGGTTCAAGGGATATATTACGATGCCGAAGAGAAGGCAGTTGTGCAGATGATGGATGACCTGCGTAAGCAACACCCGGATTGGGTGTTCCACTTTGAAACTGGCATCAAGGCCAAGATTGGCTTCAATGTGGGCCAGTACAAGATTCCCAAAGGGGCTAGTAATCGATGAGTAATGACGAAGCGACTGTAAATCTGGCCAACGACATCTCAAACTATGTGAATAGATATGGGACAAGTGGCAGCTTGTATCTGGCCGAACTGATGGCTAGGGACCACCGCACACTTCAGCAGGCTAAGATGCGCCTGTTCGTGTTCTTCGTGCGCGAAATGGCTAAGGAAGAGTTCCCTGATGCGCGCAATGAAGCTAGTGTCAAGCTGGCCAAGGGACTAGTAAAGGAGTGGGGTGATGGACCAGCCTTACCAGCCATCTAGGAAAGACATGAAGGACCAGACACTTGTTGACCTGCTGACTGCCAAGCGTTTATGTGAGCGTCTGGTCAAGCCCTACCAGGAGGAGAATAGCAACAAGAATATGGTTGTTCCTTCTCATGCCTGGGAGAAGTTGATGGAGGCCGTTCAGCAAGTATTGCTTGAGGAACTTACTCATTAGTCTAATGGGGTTGGTGCCACGAGCCTCCCATGCCCCATAATGTACCCATGCGGGTAGCATACATGAAAGCAGTGAGGGGTGAGCGTGGCGCTACAACTTAGCCCTCAGCAAGAGGAGATAATGCGGGTGTGTGAGCATGAGCAATGCCACCTGCTTATCAAGGCTCTTGCTGGTACGGGTAAGACGACTACTATACTGGAGGCACTGAAAGTGCTGCCCAGGGGAAACAAAGTAGCATTTGTCTGCTTCAACAAGACAATTGCTGTAGAATTACAGGGTAGGGTGCCACGAGGAGTGATGGCGTGCACTCTGCACAGCCTGGGAGGCCAGGCTGTCGCACGGCATACGCGCAAGAGCTTGCGTGATCTGGTGGACAAAGATAAGGTAGCCAAGATGCTGCCGCCTCTGGCTGCACCACACGTGAGAAGCAGTGTTCTCAAGCTAACATCGCTGTGCAAGAACATGCTAATCGAGCCAACTAATGAGAACCTGATTGACCTGGCTGCACAGTACGGTCTCGAGCTAGAGAACAGTGTCAAGCCAATCTGCAATCTGACCCGCCAGTGCCTTGAACAAAGCAAGGCAGACCTTGGCACCATAGACTTTGACGACATGATTTACCTGCCTGTCGCATTGGGTATGGGTGTTGAGAAGTTTGACGTATTGTTTGTAGATGAGAGCCAGGACCTGAACAGGGCGCAGCAAGAACTGATTATGCTGGCTGGCAGGCGCATAATTCTTGTGGGCGATGAGCACCAGGCTATCTACAGGTTCAGGGGTGCGGATGCTAAGAGCATGGCTAACATGCAGGCTATGCTGGAAGGTACTGGTCGTGAGACCAAGGTACTGCCCTTGACTGTAACGCGCAGATGCCCACCTGTTGTGGTTGAGTATGCACAATCTATTGTGCCAGACTTTGAATGCGTGCCAGAGACATGGCAGGCGTATCAAGCCTGGAGGCTTAACCCTGAAGGAGAGCAACCAGCAGAGTTTGGTGTGCTCAAGCATGGTAGCCAGCTGGAGTACCAGCGCGGTCACATGGCGCTGTGTCGTACGAATGCACCGCTAATCAGCGTGGCCTACGGGTTGATTGCACAGAACATACCCGTCAAGGTGCAGGGTAGAGAATTTGGCCAGGACCTGGCCAAATTGATTAAGAAACTGGCTGCACCACAGGATACCGTGGTGCGTCTAACTGAAGCCCTGGGCGAGTGGCGTGCCAAGGAACAAGCGCGTCTAACGGCAGACCCCACTAAAACTATCAGTAACGAAGCCAAGCTTCAGGTACTGGCAGATAAGTGTGACTGTATTGAGTGTCTTTGCGAAGGAATGGACACGGTACAACAAGTGTTGGACCGCATTGTTCTCATATTTGCCGACATCGAAAAGGCTACAGACAAAACCAAGTTCGTGTTGCTTAGTTCTGTGCACAGGGCTAAAGGATTAGAAGCCGACATTGTGCATATAATCAAGCCAGAATTGATGCCGCACCCATCTGCTAAAAATGATGAGGAGTTGGTACAAGAAATGAATTTGAAATATGTTGCCATCACCCGTGCAATTAGAGAACTGCACATCCATTGATGGGTAAGCCCAAGCTGCCCTGGACAACGTGTGTCAAATGCGGTGGACTCAAGGTTCGCCGCAAACATGGCAGTGGATGGTGGTGCCCTCCCTGTAAGTTTGAGTACACACGTCTATCAAGGGCACGATGGGCGGCAGCTAAGCCTACTCGATGGCGTGTGTATCAGCTAAAGATGAAGTGCAAACGCTACGGCATCGATCCTACTATTTTTGTTCAGGCTTATGTAGACCAAGGTTTCAAGTGTGCAGCATGTCGGGTAGATTTGCCTATACCTCACATTGACCACGACCACACAACTGGCAAATTCCGTGGGTTGCTGTGCAGAAAGTGCAATCTGGGTATGTATATTATTGATGACCCAGTCTGGCAAGAGCAACTAATTCAGTACAAATTGAGGAGTGAGTGATGACTAGGAGTATTTACCGTACCGCCATTGAGATTCAGAATGCTAGCAATCCCAGTGGTGTTATCCTGGCGTTGAGGCATGAGATTCTACCTGCTGTACAGCAGGAGCCTGGCTATCGTGAGCAAGGTACCAAGTACCTTGAGAGCCACCCTGCACTTGTCTTGTTCATGTACAAGCTGAGTGAAATGTTTGGCATCCTTTGCCTCAGTGGCGATAGCGTTAATCGCTATGGGGACATGGAAGAGGAGTGCTTGCGGCGGGCCAAGGTGGATGAAGACCTTGAAGCGTTTGTGGATGCGGTGTGTCGATGACACGCGGCGGCAAGTTTCAAACTGTGGATGAGGCCAAGCAGCGCAGTAGCCAAGAGCTCAGGGTTATGGTGCGTCGCCTGATGAAGTGCCATATGAACAGCGAAGAGATCAAAGAATGGTTTGTGCAGGAACTACCTCAGGCCCTGAGGGGTACACCCAGGGGTATCGCGTCTAGAAGCTAGGGATTGCTTGTGGAGCCGTCGCTGCCGCATAATGTGCCATGCGGCAGGGTACACCTAATATGAACCGCATGGAGTGTTGATGGTAAGTGTGGATAGGCCCGTAGTCACAGCTACGGTGTACCGTCAGGCAGGCAAGTATCGAAAGACTGCTTTTGTCCTGGGGTACCCCGTTATAGAACTGGTAAACGTGGAGGTTAGCATGGTACTCACGGCAGGTACCAGGCAAGAGCTAGCTTTCATGGTTAAGATGGCGGCTGTCGATGGTTGGAAAACAAGTAGGGTGAAGAAATGAACACCATGAGCAAGTGGCGCGCAGCGGGTCGAGTGAAGCATGCCCGCAAGCGTGCTCTCAAGAAGGTCGACATTAAGATGGGACGCGTGCTGTCCATGCAGCAGTACCTGCAGAACACGGCCCATCAAAACCACCAGCACGAAGAAGTGGCTGTGGAAGAGACACCAGTGTCTACCCACCAGTTGGTTGACAAAGACAATGGTGATGTGGTGGACACTGGCACTGAGTACGAGATGCGGAAGCTGCGTACCAAGCTTGGTGCCGCTGACTACAGCGTTAGGAAGGTGAAGTAATGATACAGCGTATAATCAACTGGCTGAAGTATGTGTTCAGCAGCCAGGGGTCTGATGGCGTTGATCCATCGAAGTATGGGAAGGGAAAGTAATGGACAAAATCTCACCAGAGCTACGTGCCGCTATCGCAGCGGCGTTCGCTTCGATGGATGCCCCAGACCCCACCCTGGCCTACAATCCAGGGGACACGGTTACCATGAAGATGTGGAACGGTAGTACCCGTGACGTGCGCGTTATCGAGCGCCATGCCGATATCAAGAACGGCAAGGCTGGTTTCGAGGGCCTTGAGGGTTGGGGCTACGACAATCAGATTGTGGCTATCAATGGAGTGCAACTGTGACACAACGCAAGTGGACAACTGAGGACGGGTGGTCCGTGGTTACGGGCTGGGACCGCCCACTGCAATACTTCTTTGTCAGCATTGACAGAGAGTGTGGTGGCTGTGATGGCGAGGGTATTATTACTGATGGGTTTGGTGGTACCGAGGATGACCCTCGCGACTGCAACACCTGTGATGGCACTGGTACAGAGTACCTGTTCAATAACCTCGACGATAAATCTGGCCAAACAGATGCTCGTGGTGGTATGACCATTGAGCAGGTAATGGTTGTCCTGGCTGATAAGCTAACGGATATGCCGCCAGATATCTTCAATCGGTTGTATGCAGATAAAGCCCATGATGTGGGTAACGATACCACTGACTATGGCACTATAGGGGAAGAGAAGGATGACAGTATCGACGGTTCTAGCTGATGCAATTATGAGCGGCAAGTTTGACCAGCAATTGGACGGGCTTGCCAATCTAATCAACCAGCGTAAAATTTTCCTGGGCCAGTATTTGTTGACTACACTTAGTCCTGGGGATAGGGTGCGGTTCAATAACCGCACTCGGCCCAAGTACCTCAGGGGATGTATTGGTACTGTTGTCCGTACTGAAAGCGGCAAGGCGATAGTCCAAATAGCGTTTGGAATAGGTAAGTATCGTGCGGGTTCTCAAATAGGGACACCTGCTACTCTGCTCGAAAGAGCACCTGAGAACGGCACTCACTAGTGCCGTTTTTCTTTACCTACTGTGGTCATGGAAAGCCGACTACTCCACAGCCCCTCCAGCGCCTTTATAGGCGCATGTGTGTGTTGGGGCCGTGTTTGGCTAAACACATGCCTCTTTGCTTGTCTTTGGTGCCTCTTTTAGCGTGCACATGGGGTGGCTGTTGCGCTAGGCGCACGCACTGACTCCTCCCCACTAATTCTTTGTGGGATGGTGCCTTGAGCGTCCTATAGGGCATACTTTGGGTGCCGCACCAGGGTATGTGCCTTGAGTACATGCGGCAGGAGTGTGTTATGTATAAAGAAGGCGATTGGGTGTGGCTCACGCAGCCACGCCAGAAGGCAGTGGTCCTGGGACCGGAGAGCAACGGTACATACATTGTCAGCTTGAAACTAGCTGGTACGCCAGTAAAGTCTGGCGATGATGGCTTGCGAGAAGTGCCAATCGACCAGATTGAGGGATTAGCATAATGACAATTGGTAATTGTGACTTTTGTCACCTGGATTTCGAGGTGGATGATGATGACCTGGTTAATACTCTGGTCATGCAGTTGGCTCCTGGTCTTGTCTACTACCCTGAGAAACACTTTGGGTCGTACAATGGTACTGAGGTCCACATGACGTGTGCCGCAGAGTACCAGCAGTATCTGATGAGTGAGAAGCTGTTGAGTTTTGACGAGTGAAAGTACAGTACGATGATGGCACTATAAGGGATGAGCCAGATCCCACATGTGGGTGTGGCAAATCCGTGGTGCAGTATGTGCTCCATCGTCTGGATGGCACCCCTGATGAGAACTATTGTCAGGTGTGCCTATTCCAGGAAATACCTAACCTGAAATACTGCATGGTTAGCAAGTGGGATCCTGACTTCCTATTGCCTCTTGTCGATGAAAAATCTGGCCATGAAGACGTGTTGCAGAGTATGGAATGGGATGAATGGGAGTACGATATCTGGTGCCGATGGTGCCGTACTACTGTCAGTACATACAGTGACCCAGGTACTGTCTGCAAGTGTCATCGTGTGAGTTCAGATTGGATGCGGAACAACAGGCAAACTCTGTATGAGCGCAGTGAGAGCCAGTACAATCCTTCACACGTAAGGAAGTTCAGGCCGAATGAGGCTTTCACTCCGTAGGGGGTGGCACCTGGAGCGGTCTGCGTGGCATAATTTGGGCAGCGCACCAGGCAGTGCGTATATGAAACAGGAGTGAGAGTATGACGGGTTTGGCTGTAGAATTTAGCCCCAATCTGCTGTACAAAGAGTACACCCATTGTGATGGAGGGCGTGGCTGGAAGCCCGCCTCCACCATCTACAGGTGGGAGAAAAGGCGGATGGCCAAGCTGTCCCGCAGGAATGGCCGCAAGGTTGTTGCTGAGTACGGTGACGCGGTTGACATGGAGCTGCAAGAGCAGCTCCTGTTTACCCTGGCCTATCTGTACATGATTGAGGCCAACCACTTTGCCAAACTCGTGGTTGAGCTCATGCGCCCGATGTGCAGTGGTCCTGGCTACTGCAATTACTGTGATGGAGTAGGAAATGAGTGATAGTGTGTGCCCTGGTTTCGAGGGTGAAGAAGATTTCCACCCGTGTGAGTGTGGTGACCACAGCCATTGCAATCCGGGCATGACGCCCGAGGAGGCCGCTCGGGTTTACTAATGTCATACGGGTTGGAGTTTCAAGGGGAGCGCAAGCTCCCCTCTTGGTACAATGGTGGATACGATTGTAGAATCTGCATGGCGTTTCGCAGCCATGAAGAGGAGGATCGTTACGAGGCACGTACTGGCCGTAAGAACGTGTGGAAAGATGGCAGGCTTCAGTACCACGTTATGCGTATCCAGGTGGGAGAACTAATTATCTGCCTGCCTGACCATGATTACGCACATGCGGACCACGACAAACAGGAACGGCTAATGTATGGGGAAATGCTAGAGGCGCGTTTCCCACGTGATGAGTGTGAACGCCTCGATGTTTATGGCTGGTTGACGGAGAATAGTGACTGATGATTGCCCTGATAATGTTGTTCGTTTCGCTGCTGCCTCTGGTGCAGCAGCCGCTGGACGCTTGGTCTGATCCTAATGATGACCGTGAAGCTATCTACATCCGCGCTCCCGAAGATGCTTGCCGTGTAACTTTCAACCCAGAGACACGCATCATCATCATTGATTTCTCAGATGCCTGTGAGCAGGAGTGGGATATCGACTAAAAAATCTGGCCATCATACGCATTCCCAGAGTGTATCATAAAGATAGATTGGCAGATCTATTGGAGTCACCCATTAGCTTCGGCCACACTCAGTAAAGGATTGCACAAAGAGGCGTCCATGTGGCATTATTGGGGGGTGCCGCGCCGCATTGGGCCTACTTTTGTTTGGGGTACCAGGCGCGCGTATGGAGTGTATATGAAACAAGCGTTGCGGTTGTGGGACAAGGCCAGCCTTCTGCGGGCCAAGGCGTGGTGGGCGTCCACGGGTGTGGAGCTGTGCGGTAAAATGACGGCCTACAACAACATTGCGGCCATTGACGCCGCGTTGCGGGCCAAGTAGGCTGATGCCACAGTACCACGGCATCATGTGCAAGGAGGGGCCAAAAGGCCCCTTTCACCCCACGTTTGCGGAGATTGTAACCACGGACCGCACCAAGTTTCTGGCCTGGTACGACCGCATGGCTGCTTCTGGGTACCAGGCGCAGGACGATTATGAGCAGCACCTAAACATGCTACGTGCCATGAGCAGGCGCAGGCAGGCTGAGCTAAGCAAGCCATATGAGCCCACGCCCCAGGACGTGGCCAACATGCGCGCCAACAAGCCGTCTGGGTATGGACAAAAGCCCTGGGCCAAGCAGGTGCGCGAGCCTGACAAAAAGGTTGTCACCAGCAAGTGGACGCCGCTGCCTGGCGGCCGATAATAGCGTGTGTCCCGCCCCTACGGGGGCGGACCATGCCCCGTACTATAGAGGGAGTGTAGTTTTTATGAGTGACGTGGTTTTGGTTTCCAACTTTGACGCGCAGCCGCGTGTCTGGCACTTTGTCCGCGAGCAGTGGCGGCTGGACCTGGCGGTGTCGTTTTGCGGCATCGACAACGGGGAGAGCTGGCTCGTTGGGGGCCTGGGCCTGGACGAGGGCACGGTCTGCACGCCTTGCATGTACGGCGTGCTTCAGTCCCGTGGTGTGGCCATCTAATGATTACGCGCATTATCATTGGGGGCAGCGTAGTGCTGCTCTCCCTAATATTCTTCGGGCCTGTGGGCCTGGGGATTGCGCTTGTCCTAGCTCTACTGTTCGGGTCTGTTGGTGGCAGCTGGACGACTGTGACAGAGGAACAAAAAGAGGAAGCGCGTAAGATGGACGAAGTAATGGGTTGGGGACAATATAGGAAGAAGAAGGAAATAGCCCCACCAGTAACGCCAGAAGTTGTGCAGTCTCCTGAAGAAGGCTACCAGGACCTGATGAAAGTGTGGTTGAAGAAGTGATGTTGGGTGAAGTTACGATGCGATGCATGGTGTGCTCTGCGCCTTTTGGCGTAGAGGATTCCCCGCACATTGAGAAAAATACAATCGTGTGCGGCGAGTGTAATGAGCGACTTAGCGGTATTTTCGATGGCGACAGGCCCACATTCTATCAGCAATACAACAAAGAAATAGTTGCGGAAATTGGTGTAGAATTGGCCATGGATGGTAAACGGCCAGAAACGCTTGGTTTCTATATGGGTGGCTACCGGAAACTAGACTGGGACGAAGCCACTTGTGCTTGCCCGCGACAAGATAGGCGTTGGGCAACAGAGAACTAAAAGTAGATGTTAATATTCCAGTAGGAGGGCATTATGACTGGACGTGTTAGCGATATCGAACAGGAACGGTGGTTGGGCACGCGCCTGGAAAACTACCGTCTCGCAGTATTGGCGGGCTTCTACAACGAAGGGCCTGCGACAGTGGCCTACAAGGGTTTTCAGTTCGTACCTGACAACAAGGCATACGCCATTATGCAGAACGGGCGGGCACTAATCCATATCACTAGTCTCCATACTGCAAAGATCTGGGTAACGTGCAGGGTATCCGGGGTAAACATTGTGGAAGCTAATGCAATTATCAGGGAAGAAAATGCATCCTGAAGAAACTATGTTTTGGGCGATAACAGGTATGTTCGTCGCCCTTCTCCTTCTCTTTGCATTGTGGCCGCAGAAGAAATGATCGTATAAAAATCTGGCCATCGTACCTGAAAACGAAAGTATTCTGCTTACCGAGAATGCCGCAGTTTATTTGGGCTTCCTCCAGGCATACCTGTGCGACTACACTATGAAGTATTTGCGACGCAATTCTCAAGGGGGCTAACCATTGATCGCGATCTATACCTTGGCGCACCTTACTCCGTGGGCGGCTCTGCGATGTGTAACTTCGCGCGAAATACCTTACATCTAATCTATAACAATCTAAGAAATCGTGGTGCCCTACTATTCCTTCAGTACAGTGTATATAGCGTAGGTATTTGAAGTGAATCCTAGATATTGCACAGGAATTCTCTAGAAACGTAGAAATGCAACTTTCTTGTGGTTGTGTATACTGTCTCGCTCGTATAAGACCATGATATACTCTATAATGAGCGATAAATTCTGGCCATCTCCTGTAAAGGGATGGTATATTCTGTCTATATGCCCCTAAATTTGGCCATCCTCGTCCCGACGACGGTATACTCTGCGATTAGATCGGGATCTGGATCCCGATCCCGGGGGTTCTGCAGTCTCCTTTTTGTCCCTTAGAATAGGTCGCTCGTGGCACTGTCTTCAGTTCAGTTTATAACCCTTGTACCCTGAGGTTTGGTGGTTATAAAAGGATTTGGCCATCTTTTCCCTGAAGACGGTAGTTTCTAGGGATCGCGATCTAAATCTGGGGTCACGTTCTCATGGAAAATCTGGCCATCTTCCTGCCGAGGACGGTAGTGTCAGTGACGCCGAGGCGTACCTTGAGACGCCGCGCGTCTCGTCCTTAGTGCGTACCCATCCCGTTAGTGCGCGCGCACTAACCGCGTTAGTATGTGCTTGCATACCACATTAGTGTGTGCTTACATACGGCATTAGTACGTGCTAACTAACTCTTGCAGTTAGCTGGTGCTGCGCTGCCATGTTAGCGCTTGCTAACTGCAAGAGTTAGCGCTGGCGCTTTCCGCGGGGGCAGCTGCCAGGGGCGGCACTAATACGGAGTCTTAGCACTTGCATACACTCCGTATTTGCATTGCTTCCGGAGTCCAGGTGCGCGGCTGCCACTCTGTCAAATACTCCACATTTGCATATGCTAAGCGGAGGCATTAGCCGGAGTTCCGGAGTGCTAATATGACATGCTTGCGGATTCTCATATGACAGTCTGGCACTCCGCTTGCACTCCGGAGCCATTTTGCACTCTGTCAGGCTTGCTACATTCGGGGAATCCGCTTGCGACATGCCCAATGTATTGCGACAGGTTTAGCAGTGAACCTGTAAACACTTTATCAACGTTTGCCAAACTGCAAATGCTAACGTGTAACGGCAGCGCCAAACTGCAAAACTGCAAAAACTGCTAAATCTGTTACAAACGGCAATCGTGTGGCTGCAATACAAGGGGTGTGCGCGGCAAGCTGTGCCGCCAAAGGGAGTGCAAGCCGATGGCTCGCAAGATGGAAGCGGCGGAGTCCGCAATTGACAATTCGAGTGCAGTGCAAGCGGAGCAGTCCGCTACGGAGTCCGATGTGGACACCAATACCGTTGTGGCCAGCGCGCCAGTGTCCGATGCAGTTGCCGCCGCGCTGGCGGAAGTGAACGAAACGGAAGCCGCGCTAGCGGTGGCCACGCGCCCCATCATCCGCGCCAGCTTGGAAGCCGCACTAGTGGAGGCGCGCGGACTGTTGGCACTGGCGGAGGCGGAAGCCGCATTGCAAGCGGACCGCGCGCAAGCGGAATCGGAGGCGCGCGCCAGCGTTGAGTCGATCACCAACCCTGAGCGCCGTGCCGTGATGCTGGCCAGCATGTTGCAAGCGATCGAAGTCGAGTTTTCACCCGTCGCGCCTGCCGTTGAGCAGGCGGCAGTTGTTGAGGCGGCAGTTGGCAGGCGCAAGCTTGGCGCGCGGCACACGGCACTCAACGCGGCAGTTGCATCGGACACGGATGCACTCGACATTGGTGCGCTGGCATATACCGTCTGGCTCAAATCGCCTGACAATGATGCGCGCATTTTCGGAATCAATAGCGGCACGCGCTATCCGTCTTTCGTTCCGCTGGCCAGCACTGGTAACGGAGTCGCCAACTACGCTGACTTGGAACGTCAAACGGCGGCAGTGCGGCACCATATGCGGACCGTTCACGAAATTGACGGCGATGGGAATAGCACGGCGGAGGCGGCATGGTTGGCAGCACGCGGCAAGTCATACGGCCCCAATATGGCCAAACACGCCAAGTGCGGCATCTACCAATTCACGGATGGCCGCGAAGTGGCACTCTGCTCCGATGGCAGATTCCGCCTGTCAAATGCGCCTGACGCGCGTTTCATTAGTGATGATGATGCCGCCTACGCGCTATTCACTGGCGGCACGTCGGCAGGCGGCACAGTGTCCGCTAACGCCACTGTGAGCGCGCCTACGGTGCCTGCTAGCAAGCGGACTGCCGTAGGCACGCCAACTGTGCCCACCGCGCCTACGGTGGCCGCTAGCGCGTCAACAGGCAAGCTGGCCAAACCCGCACACTGCCAACACTGCGGCGCGCGGAACGTGATCGGCGATGCCGAATGCGCCACCTGCCACGACACGGAATGGTTGGCAGACTGACGATTGGACGGGTGGCAGGCAACTGCCACCCTACCCTCACACTGGACCCCACCATGCCAACCACTACCCTCACCCTGCTACCCGCTCAGGTATGCCGCCTGCCACGTACCTACGCTATGGCAGCACTCCCCATGCCAGCACACCGCGTGGCAGTGTCACGCGCCAACGCTCGCACAGCGCGTGCCAGCGCGCCTATGTGGACGATTGTGGACTGCCATTCGGACGGCGCGCGTGCCTATCGGAACGATGCTCACAGCATCGTGCCAGCGTTCACCCCATGGCAGGCAGCTTGCCTTGACGCCATCCGAATGATGCGCCGCTGGCATGCCTACTCGGACGGCGCGCTAGAGCCAGCGCAACCGAACATGCCGCTAGACGGATGCAACTGCCGAGTCTGCCTGTCGCGGATGGCGCATCACCTGGAACGCGCCAGCGCGCCTACCCGATAGCCTGCAAGCGCAAGGTACCGGCCCCGCGCATAGCGCGCGGGGCATAGGGTGGGGGGTGGTACTTGCCCTCTTTACCTAGATCGTCTTTTGGTTACCCTCTTTGGATAGATCGTCTTTTACCACACGTCTTTTGGTTGCTCAACCGTCTTGTCGCTTACCGTCTGTCCCTACATCCAGGCCGCTGCGAGTTGCCTGGACAATTCACTGTAGGTACTGCGGTGAGGGTAGGAGGTACAAGAGTAGAGGTAGGCACAGGAGTCGAAGGTACCAGGGTTGCTGTAGGTACCATTGTGGATGGTACTGATGTAGAGGTGGGGACAGACGTAGCAGTCTGGGTGGGTACGACTGTTGGGCTAGGCACTGCTGTAGGTGGCGTAACACTTCCTTCAGGATTCACTGCAAGATGGTCCCAATGGAAACGCAATGCTCTACCTGGGTTCATCCTGTAAGCGAAATCCCCATTGTAGACGTAGAAGTTGTTGTTCAGGATATTACTGAGATTGGTATCAATGAGACCCGCTTCATAGAAGCGCTGCCCATTGACATGCAACAAGACCCTGTTGGACCAGATCTGCCATCTGAACTTGTTCCTGCAGACTGTATCAGGGTCTTGGGTGGATGTGCAGCTCTTCCATGCGCTTGGTGCTAAACCTCCAGGTCCACCACCCTGCTCATAGGTAACATCGCCACCATTCTGGTTGATCTCCCAGATGCGGTCTGGACCGCCTGCGTAATCAAAACCATTGTTGTAGAGCGCGCAGATTGGGTGCTTGCTTTGCTGCATGCGGCACCCAAAGGTCCAGGAGCCAGGGAAAGCCTCGTAGAGGTAGGTGCCATTGCGTCTGAGAGCGCTTCCCCAGGGCTGCATGCCAGGCGGTTGCGGTGCGGTACTAATCACAACCTCAGGCCAGGAATCGCTCAGAGTATCAACACTTCTGGTCCCTGCAATAGGCACAGCAACCTCGAACTCAATAACGACAGAGCCATCAGATTGCAGACGAAACGATCTATTAGGGCGCATCCAGGCTGCAATCAAGGCACCCTCGCCATGAGACTCGATGTCCACCATCCAGTGGTTCAGGTGCTGGAAGTGCAGAGCCTCGCCATTACCGAGGTATCCCTCGCGGTAGGCGGGGTTCAACTGGGCGAAGGTATTGCCGTGGTTGAAGTCGTCGATCCAGCTGTTGGCACCTTCAGTGTGGGTATCGGTGCCAGATCCCAATGCTTCACACCAGATAGGACGCGCGGGAGTAACTGCACCCATAGGCAATGTGGTCGTGCAGGTACCTGCCAGAGCAGGTGAGATAAGGAGGACACTCATCATGGAGAACACGAAAACGATAACAAAACGCATTAACGTCTCTTTCCTTTAGACACTAGCAAATCCTCACATATGTGATTTCTTGGATCCCCGTTGACTTCTTGGGAACAATCTATACAGGTATAGCCCCTGAGGCATGCTGGGATGCCATCACTGTGCTCTGCTGCCCTTTGCTCAGGGTAAACCAACTGGTTATCGTTCTTATAGTGACAGACTATACACATTTCATTCTGGAGGAGGACCAGCAGTAGTTAACTCTAATGGATCTGGCACTGGCACAGGTGGAGTTTCAGTTGGAGGCTCCTTATACTTTACATCAATACCAAGCCCTAGCAAGACAAATTGAAGGAAGTTATCCAGCTGCTGCTCTGTGCATTCATGGGTTCCCTCAATAACCAGATTGATAGTTGTAGTGTTACTATCATTGGTGATCTCGGCAATAGCTTCGTCTCTAGTTACTCGCATCTTGGCTGCGCCTTTCAATAATCTTCTGGTGTAGTAGTTCGACGTCATGGTCCGACATTTTCTCGACTTCTATCAGTTCATCACTGGCTTTAGGTACCGCGCTTACCAACTCATCCATCTTTAGATGGAGAGCTCTGTTGTCGCGGTTCTGGGTGTACTGAATGATGAACACAAGCCAGAAAGTAATCACCGTGGTGCTGGTATTGATTATCAGCTGCCAGGTATCACTGTAGTTAAAGAACGGGCCTGTGATGGCCCATAGTAAGACCACAAGCACAGAGGCCAGGAACGCCCACCATGTGCCTACTAAAAGGGCTGTAGTCTCCGCGAACTTCCGGAACATCTTCTATGGTTACCTTGACTCTCTTGCCCACAAACTCTATCAGCATATCTTCAAACCTCAGGTCATCTAAAGTATATCTATCGGTTACCATACCTGAGTAGGCTGCCACGGTACTCATTCGTCTTCCCTTCTCTTAGATAGCGTAAGGTCTCTGAACAAGTTGCGCTCTGCCATGATGTCTGCTACTTGTTTCTCCAGAGATTCTATGTGTGCGGTCTTGGCAGATACCAGTATTCTCAGCAGGAAGGTTACGGTGCCTATAAGAGCACCGATAATAGTCCCTACGGTTACGACGTCTGCACCTACCATCAGAGCGGACTTGGCACAACGGTAGGAGTGCGACACTCTGGGCGGTTGTTCTCACAGGGCGTAGGAGTAGGTACCACTGTCAAGGTTGGGGTGGGAGTGGGTGGCAGTGGTGTCCTGGTGGGGGTCGGTGGGGCAATAGTAACAGTCGTGGTTGGCACCCCCGTGGAGGTGAGAGTTGGGACCACAACAATAGTTGCAGTCATTGTGGGTACAGCTGTAGACGTTGATGGAGGGACAGCTGTAGACGTCGTAGTCGGTAGGGGCATATTGGGCGGGTTTGCGCCTTGTTCCCCATTACCTGATGTGCTGGTCGCCAATAATAAGGTAGGCGCGCGCGTATTCGTTACAACGGGTGTATATGTATATACGGGAGCGCGCTCGGGTGTATTCGTATACGCGGGAAGCGCGCGCGTATATATAGGCGAGGGCGTTAGCGTAGGCGCGGGTGTGCGAGTGGGCGCGCTCAATTCCGCGTTGTGCTCATTGCTCCAAGCATCTTCTGCTTGACCTCCATAAACTGCTGCAAAGTCTGCCTGAGTTTGCAGAGATTGGCTTGTTAGACGCTGGCCGTCCTGGGTCTGTACTACCTCAGGCTCTTCTATAACTTCTTCAGGCTCTACTATTACTTCAGGTACTGGTGGAGGCAGGGCAGGAGGGGGTGGAGGTGCTGGCTTGACGGCAGGTTTTATCACAGGCTTGGGGACCGCTGCGATAGCAACTATTACGGTCGCCGATGGTAAGGGTGTGGGCACTTCGGTAGGTTCCATAGTTGGCGTCTCTGTAGCCGTAGGTGTCTGCGTGGGCACTGGTGTCTGTGTAGGTACTGGCGTAGATGCTACCAGAGGAGTAGGCTCTGGTAGAGCAGTATTCTCAGGTACATTGGTAGCCACTTCTACTTCTATATGTACACCAGCCGTAGCTTCCGCAGAAGTTACTTCCTCAGCTGCTCTCTGGTTCTGGACGGAACCTAACATCAACGCTCCACACAGGCCTCCAACGGAGATGTAGATAGCGCAGTTGAGGTACAGGTTCATCAGAACCTCTTAGTATCCTCACCTGCCTGCTTGCTTGCGCTCTCGAAGCAGGTTTTTACCGTAGAGCCGAAATGCTCTCTGTTGTCTTTGCATACTGGACAATCTGGTTGTTGGGTATGTTTTACTGATTCCTCTTGCTTCAGGTCTTCTGATGACATCTGTAATGTCCTCTCCTATAAGATGGAAGTAGCCAACACTGGCTCCAATAACTTCGCCATCTTCGTTGGTTTCGATGCTTCCCTTTTTGAGCAGATACTCGCTCACCAGGTCATTATACATTATAGAAAATGCGCCTACATAAGTAGCAGTTTGCATCAATTTACGCCCGAGTGTATCATTAGCGCATGGTGTACAAAACAATGCGGGAGGGTCGGCAGAAGAGACAACAGACACATTATCTGCCTGCCTTCCGTGAAAGAGTGTTCAGGATCTGGTTGCACAACGAACAGAATTGCCACCAGACAGCCAAGGTCTGTAAAGATAAATTACGCACTGAGGTTTCAGTACCTACTATTACTAGATGGCGTGACAAGTTTGACTGGGAAGCTAAAGCCGCCGTCTACAACAATGAACTGCAGAGAATGCTACGCACCAGCGAAGACCCTGTTCTCCAGCAGTTAGCCATGGACGATATTGAGACCGCGCGGGTGCTGACCGAGATACAGCACATTATGCGCGAGGTACTGCGGCATCCCAAGAAGTATGGCATGTTCCCCAAGAATGTGGGCGAAGCAGTTACTCTTATGAAGTTTACCCGTGAGGAACGAGAGCGCATTCTCCGGAAGGTAAACCAGGCGACACCAGCAGTTCCCCAACAGCAGGGGATTACCTACTACGACCAGCGCAAGAACGAACTGAAGGTCAACTTTGACCAGTTGCCTCCAGAGCAACAGAGAGTGCTTATTGGGCAACTTTCTCAGGTAAACGGCCAGGCCAGCAGGGCAGTAAAGCTAGCACGACAGGATGCTTTTGCAGATGAAGATTGACGAGTTTGGTCTGATAACTAAAGATGGCAAAGATTGCCCCAAGTGCATGGATCTCATTATAAAGATACGACGCGGCGAGCTAACTGGTACTGTTCTCAGCTGCCATCCCCTGGATCAGATAATAGACGAAGACCTGGCGCAGTACATCGAGTCCAGAGAGATGAGTCCCAATTGACCTTTGCTACTGTAACCGCAGGCTTTGCAGAGTTATTGAAAGATAACCCTGGTATCGCCAGTGAGATCCTGGGTGATATCGATCCTATTACCTGGATGGCCAACAGGGCACAGCTTAGAACAGAGAAACTCGAGCCGCTAGAGTTTAACGACCATTTACCTATGGTAGATGTATACCGTGACTGGCACCCGATGATTGTGGCCCAGAAGGGTAGCCAGATTGGGATGACTACATGCCAGATCTGCAAGCTACTGTACTATGCGGACACCCATAACATCACGGCCATATACACGATGCCGACAGCGAAGGACGTATTCGAGTTCTCACAGGCGCGCTTTGCTCCGGTTATCAAGGCATCGCAGTATCTCAGTGCCAGGATGGGTAATGTCGACAACGCAACCCTCAAGCGTATGGGGGCTTCCACGCTTTATTTCCGTGGTGCTCAGAAACACAGTCAGGCTATATCAGTCCCAGCCGATATTATTGTCAATGACGAATACGACTTTTCTTCTCAAGATGTCATGGACACTTTCGAGAAGAGGGTTGGTGCTTCTAAGCTCAAGTGGTTCTGGCGATTCTCAACGCCATCGATCCCTGATTTTGGTATCAACTCCCTATACAAAGATACAGACCAAAGACACTGGCTTGTCAAGTGTACAAGCTGCGGAAAGTGGCAAGACGTCACGTTCGAGCACAACCTCCTAAAGCGTACAGGCGGCACCCCCTACTTTGGCTGTAGACAATGTAAGACCCGTCTCAAGCGCCGTCGGGGGGCATGGGTGGCAAAGTACCCCAACAGGGCCACTGATGCAGTCTATGACGAGCAGGGAAGATTGGTACAGCCTGCCGAAGGGATGCGGGGCTACTGGATCAATCCACTTACGTTTACTTACGTTACTGCCCACGCGGTAATGAATGAATGGCGCAAGGTCGAGCGCAAGAACACCAACTATGCGCGCAAGCGGTTTCACAACTTTGATCTCGGGTTGCCTTATCTCAGCGGCGAGGGCTTGATTACCCGTGACACAATTCTTAAGACAATGCAACTGTCTGTTGCCGACGTGGGTTTCAATGTCATCGGGGTCGACCAGGGTGATTTATTGCATTGGGTTGTCCGACGGGTCCTACCAACCGGACGTATGGCAGTCGTCGCATTTGGAGTTACGAACGACTTCGGCAAGATCGATCAAATCATTGGTCTGTACAGGGTGCGGACGGGAATTATTGACGCCCTACCAAATAAGCACAATGCGAGAGATCTAGTACAACGCTTTCGCGGTCGCATGTACATGGCTTATTATAGGGACCAGCGTGAAGAGAAGAAGTATGTAACCGAGAACAAGAAGCGCATGGAAGAGAAGAAGAAGCACGACCAGGAGGTCGAAACCCAGACTATGCACCTGGACAGAACTGAGACTCTGGATGATAGTGCTCAGGACTGGATCGACGGTATGGCTTTTCTGGTGGGCGACCCCATGAAGAACTTGTCCGAAGACCAGGAAGAGTTTATCAAGCAGATGACCAATATGAAGCGCGACCTGGGCGAGGATACCAAGGGTAATACCGTGGCACTCTGGCTGAAGGTAGGCGACGACCACTATCGCCATGCAGATAACTATGCTAAAGCCGCCGCTAATATATACGGGCGCGGCAGAATAGAAGATTTGCACGTCGGTGGGTCCATCGATGGGCTCGTGCTACCTGGGACCAGCAACAGTATAGGTATCTCAGACCTCGTTCCAGCTGGTATGGATTTGCGATCTACTTTTAGGGGGGTCAGGGGATTTTAGTACGCTTAATGAGCAATGCCAGCTGGACGCCCCAAGAATATAGTCAAGGACCTGCAACCGGAGGAGACAAGAGACAAGCCGACACTGGTTGAGATCGGCAGGTCAATTATTTCTCCGTTTAGCCTGTTCGACATAGACGAGCTGTATGATGAAAGCTCTGTCACTCTTGCCGAACTGGATAGAATGGTCCAAACCGATGGAAATGCACAGTCGCTGTACCGTATCCTCACCATGCCTATACGGGCAGGTGAACTAAGGGTAAAGCCTATCAACGGTGGAACAAACGAGGCTGACTTTATCCATGCTCAGCTAGTAAACCCACCAGAGCTAGGCGGGATGACATCACCCTGGTCAACTGTCATCCAGAGCATTGCCAAGTACGTGCTCACGGGTGCGGAAGTACTCGAGAAGGTGCACGAAGTACGCAATGGGCATATTGTCCTGCGAAAGTTGGCCCCGAGACCGCGCAATAGCATTGTCATCCAGATGGACGCTAAGGGCGGCTTCGATGGCGTCAAGCAGGTACTGCCTTCAGGTACTGTAAAGATCCCCCGAGAAAAGTGTGTGCTCTTTGTTGCTGGTAAAGAGCATAACCCACTATACGGGCGTTCAATGCTACTGCCTGGATACGGCCATTATGAGATGAAGCACAAGCTGTACTACATCTCACATCTGGCATATGCTCTAAACGCTATCCCGATTCGCGAAGGTAGCATCCCGCCAGGTGTACAGGAAAGCGAACGCAAGGCATTCCAGAATGCTCTTGACAACGTTGGAGTGAATACCAGCATTATCGTACCCGAAGGTTACGGTATGACGATTCATGAGACTCGGCAGGTGGCAGACTCTATGCCCCTGATCGACCATCATGACATCGAGATGGCTAAGGCTATCCTTGGCCAAATTATTAATATGGGGACCACTGTTTCTGGTGGGTCGTATGCTCTGGGACAGACACAGTTAGAGATGTTGCTCTTGTCGCTCCAAGCACTCAGGGACGACATCGCGCAGATGATCAATAGCTATGTCATCCCAGAGCTTATCGACTGGAACTATAATACCCAGCGATACCCACAACTGAAACTACTGCCACCAAGCACAGATCTCAAGGTGCTAACTAAAGAGATCTTCCAACACATGAGCGCAGCCAGGCAGGTAAACACCAGCGCTGAGTTCTGGCTCAAGATGGAACGCAAGATGGCAGAGATGTTAGGCTTCGAGGACGAGATCGATTACGATAGGCTCGAAGACGAAATGAAGGCTGCTTATGAGGAACGCCAGAAAGCACAAACTGGTGTCTCACAAGTAAAGGTCGCTGAGAAGCAGGCAACAACCGCAGAGAAAGCGCAAAAGGACTCAGCCAAGATTGCTGAAAAGCAGGTTGAGGTAGCGAAGAAAGTAGCAGATAAACCAGCACCAGCGGCGGCTCCTGCGGCCAGGCGACAACCCACGAGGCCAAGTAAGTAAGATGCCTTGGAGCGTTAAGAACCCGCCAGGACCAGCGAAGAACTGGTCGGCTGCTGCCAAGCGTATATGCGTCAGGGCAGCAAACGGAGCATTAAAGAATGGAGGGTCTGATACAGATGCGATTCGGGCGTGCATTGGTGCCGTGAAGCGTGGAGCACCAGGTTCCATCAAAGCACCTAAGCGAGACTGGAAGGGGCGGAAGCACGACGACGTTTCTGCATTAGCCTTCACCGCAGAGTTTTACGCACTACCTCGTATTGAATTGGAGGACGGCGCAGGCAGGAACGTTAGCACGCTACAGGTACTTCCAGAGGGCAGGTTCAAGCACCCACTTTACGGAGACTTGGATTTCACGGAGCAGACACTCCGTGCTATGCAACGAAACTTCGATCGTAAAGTGCTTGGCATCGACATCGCGGTAGATGAGAACCACGATAGAAGTCGTGCGCTTGGTTGGTTCAGGGGACTGAAGCACCGTAAGAACCACGATATGAACGGTGTGCAGTATGCTGGCCTCTTTGCAGAGGTCGAATGGACCGACGAAGGCCGCAGCCTGCTGGAACGGGATATCTACAGATACTTCAGCGCTGAGGTCGGTAGCTTTACTGGCCCAGACGGAAAGAAGTATCCCAACATTGTATTTGGTGGCGGTCTAACGAACCGTCCGTTCTTCAAGCAAATGCCAGCGGTAAAGTTCAGTGAAGGCACCGCTGAAGATCGATTCTTGATTGGTCTCTTCGAAGATAGGGATTGGGCTTTCAACGACGTAGAAGATAACGACGACGAAGAAGAGCGTACCTTCTACGCAGGGTATAGTGCTGAGATCGATGAAGACGAAGATCTAGACGAGGAAGAACCTTTAGAGGATGACGAGGAAGAAATGAAGTACACGGATCTAATTGCCAAGCTCAACAAGGACTACAGCCTTACGTTGAGTGCGGATAACGAGGTGGAAGCAGCCGAGGCGATCGAGCATGCTTTCGGAAGCCAGGCTGCGCTGGCTGGTCTCAGGCACAAGTTTACCGAGGCTGGCTTCAAGTTCAGTGCCAATGCGGATATCGCCGATGTAGTGCTGGCAGGGTACAACACTTTGAAGTCACAGAACACCGAGAACGCAGAGGCCATCAGGGCCATCCGCCAGGAGCTGGACGATACACGGGCTACTACGGCTGTTGACAGGCTCGTAGACAGCGGCAGGGTTACTCCTGCGAAGCGTGACCAGTATGTCAAACTGTTCCACACCAACCACGAACTGTTCGAGGAAATGACCAAGGATCTCGAGCCAGTGGTGGTGCTTGCTGAGATTGGCGGCGATGGTATCCCGCAGGCCCCAGGCAGCAGCACGATGGAGAAGTTCCTCGAGCCTGCCAAGGCTACCGAGGAAGCCGACCGCTACATGAGTCTGGTGCCAGTGCTCGAAGAGCGCATTGCGGCGAAGAGGAAGTAACAGATGCCTGCTGCTCCCAGCGGAAACACCCGCGCTTACGGAACTATTAGCAACGTAGCAATCGTTGATCCAGTTGAGATTCTGCGTAGCACTGCGCTCCAGTGCAAGATCTCAGGTGGTGTCAGCGTTGCTCCTGCTACTGCCAACATCGTGCCTGGAATGGGCTTGATCAAGGATGGTACGTCTGGGCAGTACCGTCCTGTGGTACCTGCTTCTGAGGCTGCTGAAGTCGTGGCTGCAAACTACGTCTACACCAGTGCCACAGAACAGCAGGTCTGCGACTGCTATCTGACAGGCATCTTCAAGTACTCTGAGTTGATCAAGCTGTACACAGCACCTCAGATTGCTACCGTCTTTGTTGGCAGCAAGATTCGACCCAATCTTGACGCCGTTATCATCACAGGTTAGGAGTTAACGGTGCCAGAGATTAGTCTTCTCCAGCCAACGGTACTCAACGGCTTCGTGCGCCGCAAGCCGTACCCCCAGAATATGCTGGGTCTCGCCCTCATGGGTGCCCGTACTGGATATCCTTTCCCGAACTGGGCATATGACATCGTTCAGGGCAACCAGTTGATGTCCAAGCCGAACGTACCTAACCAGGAAGCCCACATCAGGCCACAGCGTGGTGTCGGGCAAGTGGCAGGTTCGTTCATTTACATGCGCGACAAGAAGGTCTTCACCCCAACTGCCATCCACTGGCTGCGTGTTCCTGGCGAGCTTGCTCGCTCGGCCGCAGAGGCAAAGGTAGCTGAAGAGGTTTCGGATCTGGACGACGCAATCGAAAGGTTCGTCGAGTGGTCTGTATGGCAGATGCTTCTGACGGGCACCCTGGTCGTTAACCGACCGGATGCGCCGCGCGTGAACGTCAACTATCAGATCCCTTCGGATCACCTCTTCACACCTGCGCCGCTATGGACGGATCTGGCTAACTCCAACATCCTGGCTAACGTTACGGCTTGGAAGTTGAAGATCCAGACTGACAGCAATATGTCGGTGCGGCGTGTGTTCCTGAATAGCACTACGCTGTACTCTGTCGTGTATGCCAACACCAAGATTCAGGGCTTGCTCAGCGACGATATGCGTGAGGAATTCCTCAAGACTAACGTCGTTCGTGGGTTGGCGGGTGTAGATTGGGTAGTCTATGACAATACCTACACCGACGACTGGACGGTCCCAGGGACCCCCTCCACAAAGTTCTTCATCCCTAACAACAAAATCCTCTTCCTGGCTGAGGATCGCTCAGCTTACGGCATCATGGAAGGCCCAACAGCCGACGACGAGGCCCCCGCAGGGAATACAGGAAAGTACACTAAAACCTGGAAGGAGAAGGATCCTTCCACGCGTCTCGTCCTCGAGGAGTACCCGTTTATTCCCATCCTTCCCAAGCCCGACAACGTCGGTATCGCCACAGTAGGATAATATGACAACAACTGATACGGAAGAAGTCCAGTACGCTGATTACTACCAGTGTTCAGCTGGCCTTACTGTCGGTCTTACCGTTTGCGAAGAGGGTGAGGTTGTCCCAGGCAGCGAGATGGGATTTACCAAGAGTAACCCCCCTCTGAGCGAAGAAGACCAGGTCAAGGCATACGGCCAGGTTATGTACAAAGAGTACGATCCGGAAGATGACGAGGAGGCGGTGCTCCAGCAGCAGGCTTCTTCCGTCAGGGCATTGCAGGGAATGAACACTCCTGACATGCCGCCCGTGGATCCTGCTCCTGGTGCAGCTGAGGTCCCGCTCGAAACCCTCAGTCGGCAGCAACTGCGCCAGCGTGCCAAGAAGCTTGGTCTCAATTTCCCAGAGGACACTGACCGCGAGCAGCTACTTGGCGCTATCCAGAAGAAGCAGCAGGAAACTGCTGGTGCTAGGACCGAAGAAGAGAGCGAGATTATCAAGAAGCGTAGGGAATCAGCCAAGGAAGCCATCGAGGCCAACAACGAGCTGATCTCGGGTGGTGGTTCCAGCGGTGGCGGTAGTGCTACTCGCACACCACGTCGTGCGCCTGCGCGTCAGGAAGTGCCTGAGGAAGAGGAGCGGCCAAATGCCTAAGACCAATGGCAGCAAGCCTTCGCGTCAGGGTGGTCCCAAGCAGTCTGGGGTACCCAAGGTAAAGATGGGTCCTCTCAAGGGAAGCAAAGGCGCCAAGACTGTTGGTTAGGGGGCTTCGGCCCCCTTTTCCTGATAAGGTGAGCAGGTGGCAGTAACAGCAAAGCTCTACGGCAACTACGTCATAGCCCTGCATAAGAAAGAAATCGACTGGGCGAATGACACTATTGCCGTCACGTTACATACTGTCGGGTACGTGCCTGATCAGGATGTACATGACTATGCTAATGATCTCACGGCTGAAGTAGCTGCGACAGGCGGCTACACAACGGGTGGTAAAGTCCTTACAGGCAAGACCATCACCTATACGGCTGGTACCAATACAATTACTCTGGATGCGGCAGATGTCCAATGGGCGGCATCAACTATCACTGCCAGAGTAGCTGTAATCAAGGATGATACCCCTGGGACTGCTGCAACGAAGCCTTTGATTGGCTATCAGTTGTCTGACACAGACATCAGCAGTTCTGGCGGTAACTACGACCTCGTGTGGAATGCCAGCGGTATCGCATCGTTTGTGGTGGCTTGATGGCTGACGCAGTACAGCAACTGGAAGCTCTGGTAGCAATACCTGGAGCATTGCAGGTTATCACAAACGAGCATGCCCACAGTGGGGATTGCTCTTCGGCAGACACAACCCCAGACCTACCTGCACATTTTGTCTGCCACAATGTTACTGAGATAGAGGATGCAGGTGGCGGCCTGTTCAGGGCCAAAACTGCTGAAGGCGACTGGACGATAGGTAATCCCGAAGATCTACTTCGTAGACTACAACAGGCGGGTGGATAAATGGCTGGTAGCAAAACCGACGCACTTGAAGCACGCATTCTGGATCATCTGTTCAAGGGTGCGGCTACGCCAGCCCTGGGAGCACTGTCTACAGTTTGGGTGGCTCTCTATACTATTGTCCCGAGTGATTCTGCGGCGGGTACCGAGGTAACTGGCTCTTCATACGCGCGTGTGTCTGTGGCCGCAGCCGCCTGGACACGTACTGCATCTCAA